GCCCCTGACGTTGTCGAGCGTGTTACCAGCGAGACACGACGCTCTACGGTTCCACTCGCTCGCGTGTACGAAGAAGCGGGCATGGACGTGGAATCGTCGCTCAAACACTTCGCCAAGGACGGCAACCTGACTCCCGAGCAACTCAATCGGCTGACCGTCGATCCTGAAGTCGCCCAGGCCGTCGCTGCCGTCATTCGCTCCGACCCCCAGTCTCCCTGGGGCAAAGCCATCGGCAAGTTTATCGACGAAGTGAATGGGTTCATGCGGGCCAACTTAACGCTCCCATTCCCCAGCTTCCACATGCGCAACTTGTCCAGTGGACAGTATGTCAATTTTGCCACGGGAGCAATCAACAGCCCCGAGGACATGAAGCGGTACATGGACGCTGTGCAAGTAGCTCGCGCCATGGCCAAAGACACCAACAACCCACAATATCGAAGCTACTTACGAGAAATGGAGGTTTATCGCGTTCACGGAGCACAATCCGGAGAACGCATGGCCACTGGTTCCGAAGATGTTCCGCTAAATCCGTTCATTCCGCTGCCAGAATCACTTAAGCAAAGCCAAATTGCCAATGCCATCGACACGGGCTACCAGAATGTGATGCAACTCGGCAGTAAGGCAATGCAGACGGTTGAATATTACAACCGCGTCCCGCTCTACATTTACTATCGTCGCAAAGGCTACGAACCGGCGGCGGCAGCACTCGAAGTGAAGAAGCGGCATTTTGACTACACGGAACTCGCGCCCGCCGAGCGAGAACTGTTCAAGCGTGGATTCCTGTTCTACAGCTTTACCCGCAAGATGGCTCCGCTCGTGGTCCAGACCCTTATGGAGCGGCCTGGTGGTGCACTGGCGCAGAGCATCAAGACCGCTGCTAAACTCCACGACGACCAAGACACGCCCATCCCCAACTGGATTCGAGAAACGACGGCCATCCCCCTCGGCGGCACTGCCGATGGGACCAAGCGGTTCATCACGGGATTGGGGCTACCGCAAGAGGATGTCTTTTCCTTCCTCCCCTCGCCGATGCAGGAACTCCTCAGCCGTACCACGCCTCCCATCAAAGCTGCCGCCGAACTTTCCTTTGGACGATCCCTCTTTCAGCGCGGCCGCCCCCTGGAAGACCTTGACCCCAACCTGGGTCGCACCTTGGCGAACATTCGTCAACTGGCTGGCGGACCTAAGGCCGACGTTCGAGCAAAGCCTCTTTTTGGATCGCAAGGACTTGAATTCCTCGCGGCTAACTCTCCGCTGAGTCGTGCCATCTCCTCAGTGCGAACGCTGACCGATCCACGCAAGACGTGGACGGACGCTGGAATTAACTTCCTCACCGGTGCACGCATTACCGACGTGTCCGCTGGCGCGCAAGAGGCAGAACTGCAAGAGGCAGCCAATCGGATGATCAAGCGACTCGGGGGAAGGACATTCCAAACGACGTACATTCCCACCGAAGAACAGGCCACGATGACTCCCGAAGAACTTCAAGAGTTTGCTGGCCTGCAAATGCTGCAAAGACAAATCGCCGCCCGAGCTAGGGAACGTAGGAAGCGGCGTCTCGCGGCTGAAGGAACCAACACCACACCGTAAGCGACAGGAACAGCTTGTCGGCGAATCGCTGTGGCGCCCGAGGTCCGTCCGTCACCACGCACGGCAATTCACTCATCCCCTCCGAGCACGCTCCTGACATGCGACGCTTGTTGTGGAAGTAGCCTCGCACGTTCTGCTTCACATCGAACGCGGTCAATAGGTCGTCCGCAATCTGAAGGCGAAACGTCTGAGAGATGAGCACGTGGCAGGGGTATCCGTAGATGTCTCGGACATTGGTGCCTTCCTGGTTCTCTCGATAGTCGTCCGTGTAGCGAACGGTCACTCCTCCGACCTTTACCACGTCCTCCCAGTCGAGATACCGAACGGATACGGGATCGCTGAGCATCCCCCGCGTGCCAATGACCCGCACCTGGCGGGCCACCTCGTCGAGTGCGTCCTGGTACGTGCTCATTCCGTAGTCACCGTCACATTGCGGAACTTGTCGTACGGTGACCACGTGGACACCGCATACGCTGAACGCTGGTCATTCTCCATCGCCAAACGCAAGGCCATTAACGCTTCCGTCTGAAGATTGCCACGATCCTTCGTCTTGAGCAGGGCGGCATACTCGGCATCGCAAAGCTTCTGGAATGCCAGCAGCATCGCTCCCGGCTCGATGTCGATGGGATCGCTGATCGTGTACTTCACCGCCGTCAGCGTGTCTATCGTGGCGTTCAGCGTCAGCGTGCTGGAACTGGGCCTCGCAATGATCTGCCTCTGGTACGTGAAGGGGTTGTCCGTACCGTCCAGTCCACCCACCAAAGGCGTAGGCTCGTGCGTGGTACTGGAAGTGAATCGCATGATCGCCCCGACCATGTTCGTAGCCGTCACACCTCCATCACTCAGAGTCACCGTGGCGCTCGATGTCGTGGCCTTGCCGTTGGAATACTTCCACGTGCTGATGTTCGCCGGGCCTGCCTCGTAGGCGACAGAATACGACCGGGCAGAATCCGGGGGCGCCGCAAACATCAACGCCAAGCTTCCCGTCAACTCCCCAAAATTCACCACCGAAACAAAGTCGGGCTCGCCGACCGTCCCGAGCACGGAAACCATTCCGGCCTGCCACTGATCCATCGGGACCTGGCGAAGCTCTTTCTCGGATACGATATCCCACACGTGGGACAGCCTGCGAAAGTTCGTCGGCAAAGGGTAATAGGCACGGTAGACCGTGCACGCTGTTCCCGCTGCCACGTCTTCTCCGGGATTGTTCAACTCCGTCAACTGACAGGTAGAGGAGGTCAGCACCCGCTCGATGTCGTAGGCCACCTCGCCGATGAGCACCGTGTAGTATTCCCCGGTTCCGTCCGTGGGAAGCGTGGCCGTGGCAAGCGTCAGCAGTCGCTCAGAAGAACCGCCCGTGTGGTCGTACGTGACCGTTCCCGTCTGGTCTGCCGTCGTTCTCAGGGTGTACTGCCGATTATAATAGGCCCACCGCGTACGGTTCGGCATGTCGCGCAAGACATTGAGAATGGCCATGCGAGCCAACTGCCGCTGCCTGCCGGAATTCGTCAACTCCTGCGTCGCCAGCAACCGCTCCAATTCATCCTGGGCAGTCCAGACAAACTGGTTGTCCACTAGCTTCGCCATACCAACACCATGCCCTTAGTATTCGGTTACGTTTACGACGGTTCGCCCATCCCGTTGGATGACCAGTTCAAAGCGATTTACATCCGTTTTAATTCTCGGTTCAAGAAGACACATCAGCTCGTCATGCACGCCGAAAAAATGCAGGGGCAGAAGGTCCCCTTCTTGAATCGCCCCTATGGCCACACCATTTTCGTAGATGAGTCCAGCCCCGACGACATCATCCTCGCCTACCGACAAGACTCCATCTTCATCAGCTTGGCCGATCAAAAGAAAACCGGAGAACTTCTCCGCTCCAAACTCAAACTACGCTACTGCACCAAAACGCCGGAGTCCAAAAAACGCAAGCTCTACCGAAAGAAGCCGGTTTACAAAAAAAGCCCACCACGCCCCACCATGGCGATCTGCCCCCCGGGATGGTCTATCGACACGACCCAAGAGGAAGCCACCTACTTCATTCCGCATCACACCGTCCGAATCTTCGGCGACATGCTACGGAAAATCTTTGACCTCTGCTCCAACTCCTACCAATTCAAGAACTACATTCGCTACCGCAACATCACCAGGCTGATCACCGCGTCACGCATGGGATGGCCAGCATTCTCCGACAACTCCGATGGGGAATTCGGGGATACCTCGCCCATGCCTCTCGTCTTCCTTGGAGGAGCGTACGACGTGGAACGCTACCGCATCCTCCGCTTTGTGTACCACAATCCCGGCATCGCGTACCACCTCAGCATCCTGAACGCTTACGACAAAATCCACCGCCGCAAGACAGCAAACCTTCTCGTCAATAGTTGGCAACGACGAATGATCCAGCGCGAATGGGTCAATGACGCTTTGAGGTACCGGATTTCACCTTACGGGCATGTTTGGCTGCGATCTGTTCACGCAGATCAGCGTAAGCTTTGCGGCCCCCTTCCCATACCCGGCGCCGTAGCTCCGTATCCGAACCAAGAGCCTTGGACGCCAATTCCGTTACAATGTCCTCCGCAATCGCCTTCTTCGGGGCCGGCGGGCGCTCATCCGCCCGATGCTCCACAATCCCCCGACACTCGTAATTCCTCTCCCGACACACCCGCTTCACATCGTCAATCGAAGATACCCAAGCCCCCGGATCTCTATACCCCCTCCGGTCAGCGAGTCCGGCCATATAAAACCGTCCTTGAGTTTTGATTCCGGCGCCCTTGGCCATCTTCACCATGTCCCGCATCAAGTCGTCACTGGAGCCCTCCATCTTGCGACGCTGACCTTCCATGAACGCCCGGTCACTCCCTTTCATATGCGGGCCACGACGACAAGCCTGCATGGCTGCCAGAGAATGGTCTACCCCGCTCTCCCGGTAATGCAGGTAGCAACCCAGGAACACCCAGTCCTCGCACAACTCGGAGTCGTTCCACGCTTCGGGATATTTCTCCATGATCCCGCCCACGTCTGTCAGGCTGGCCCAGAACTTCGTAGCCACCTTGAAGTCTTTCTCGGCAATCAAGCTCACGTCACCGACTCCCGTTGCTGGATGCTTTCTTTCGTGCAGCTACGGCATTCTTCTGCCGCTGCCCTTGCAATTGCAAGTTCATCTTCTCACGCTCGAACTCCATCGTCTGGTCGTGCTCGTCTTCGGCATGGACCATCTTCTGCTCGTGCTTCTGCTGTTCGTTCACCAGCTTCAACTGCTCTGGAGACGGACCCTGCGATTCAGGTGGCGGCAACTCCACAAGGTATCGCTCTGGCTCTTGAATCTCCATCGCTTTCGCCACATCCAAGGTATAGGCGTTCCAGGGAGCGGTAATCCCTTGCGAGGCAAATTGCTGAAGCACCGGCATGATCACATTGCCGAATTCCGTCAGCCCCCGCAGGATCGCCGCCTTGTTCGGCTTCTTCGCGGAACCGGAAATGATGCGATACGTGTAGTCTCGCACCACGGCCTCGGGAGATTCGCTCAACACGAACCGCTCAAATACCTCCGACCCCATCTCGCCCAGCACGCCGGCCACGTCCTCGCGCTCCAGCAACCAGGCTGCCGTCATCATCTCCTTCCACAACGACACCGAATACCAGTCTTCGGTATTCTGAGCCATGTCGTCAGGACGGACGGAAACGCGGTCGTCCTTGATGATCGACTCCTGCGCCGAACGCATCTGCGTACTCGACAGGCCGTACACCAAGTCGGTCAGGCCCGTGCCCTTGTCAATCTGCTCCATCGCCGACTCAACCATCTTGTAGATGGCAACGTCAAAAGTCGGCTTCTGCAGGAGCGTAATCACATCGTTGATGTTCTGGCCCATGATCTCGCTGATTTCAATCAGTTTGATGGGACCCTTCTGCGTGAGAAGCTGCTCTTTGATTTCCTTGGCGGCAGACTTCATCACGGCCACGTAATCGTGACTCGACGCGGCAACCTTGTCGGCCAGGAACGACATGCACCAGTTCACGAAGCGCATCCAGCCAATGACCGGCTTGAACAGCGAAACGCCCCACACACTGGAACTCTTGTCGTAATACGTCAACTCCGTCACCGGCCAGCCGTTGCCAGACACTTCGTCCAGCCAAAACGGAATCGGCCATTGCACGGCATCCAACACAGCCTCGGGATCGTTCAGTACCTCATCCGGCAGATTCAACGGGTAAGGAACATTCTCGGCCACGACCAATCGCACGAACTTGCCGAGCGATTCTAAGTCGTACTCCGTCTTCGCTCGCTTCAGCTTGTCCCCGGCCCCGTTCTTGGAATACACCTCGTAGTACGTCAACAAGTCGAAGCTCTCGCCCCCAACGCCACGGGCCTTGGCATCCTTGACTCCCTGCCGGCTGACCTGGGACCGCTTCGATTGCTGGTGCCCCTTGAGGGACCCCGGTGGCAATCCAAACTTCTCCTCCACGAGATTGACCGGATGCGTCCACTGCACTGCGATCCACTGAATGTCCTCGTCGTACTTGGCGTCCGGGTCTTTGATCACCTGGCGCCAAGAAATGTGCCGACTCCGCGGCGTCCGCACGGTGCTCCCCGGAGACTGGTGAAGCTCATGGAAAAACACTCCCGTGCCCGCGACCAACGCTTCGGTGATGGACCGACGCGCGTGACGCTTTTTGTTCGTCTCTACCTGCAGCCAATTCAGGTAGTGCTCCTTGAGTGAAGCGATGATCGACTTCACCCGCCGGTCCTGCTCCTGCATCCCCATCATCGCGTCGTACTGCGGAGTCTGCGGCGGGATTCCGTATAGCTCCGGGGGAATCCTCGGGGGCGACTGGGGAGTGACCGTCGCCTGCGGATAACGCTGGAACATGGCAGGGCCAAAGAGAGCCACTGCCTCAAATACCCGATTCACCGTCATGTGAAAGGTCGGGTAGGGAATGTCTCCCGCAGACTCCACGAATCCCTGGGGTCCACGGGAATACTCGTTCTTCCACATCCAATTGTGCGCGGAGTCGTAGAACTTCTCGCACTCCTCCGCGTACTGGCCGAACCGCTCGTGTCGGCACCGCGTGCCTTCTTTGATTACGGCCAGCCAGTCCGATACCGTCGCACGCAATGGATGGGAAGGCATACCCAATTACTCCGCAGTCTTGGCCCGCGTCTGCCGGGCAGTCGGAACCTGAAGCATTTCGTTCAACCGGTGAACGGTCTGCTCAAGGTCGGCAATGCGTTGCTGGGTTTGCTTCCAGTCGTCAGTATAATCCCAAGCGCCGTTTTCGCGAAACTCCGGCGCAATCTTCAGCTTGGGATCGTTGAAGTGCCGGACCTGCTCCATGACCTGACCCGTGCTGGGAACGTGCACGGTGACCGTGCGGCCAGTCTTGTTCAGCTTGACCACATAGCCCACCACTTTCCGCTGCTCTGCCAAGGTGGAGTCGTAGTACGTCACACACGTACCCTGCCGAATCTCCGGCATTTTCCAACTCTGCACCGATTCCTGAGAATCCACCGCTTCCGTAATAAACGCTGCTGTCATTACCATTCCTCCTCCGAACCACCCCGGGGACCAAGATTCACATTGCCGTCGCCCATGCCCTGTCCGCGTGCTCGACGGCGAGCCTCGCGATACTTCCGCCCTTCGCGGATTTCGTCTGCGTACGTCTTGAATGCAGCCACCCTGCGCGGCGGCGCCACATAGGGCAAGCCATGCGCTGCTGCATACTCCAGTGTTTCCACCGCGTGAACGGCGGTCTTGCGGTTGCCCTCGTCCGACACGATCTCTTTCCCGGCAACCTTTACCATCTTCTTGCGAAACTGGAGAATCTCTTTGACGAGGTTGGCGCAGCGGTCCATGTTAATCAGCAACGTGGGATAGCCCCGCTCCAACGGATTCTCTCCACTGCGAATTTCCAGCCACGTGCGAACGGCCATTTCGCGGCCCTTCACGTCGTCCGATCCGCTGGTGAATCGAGAACCTCGCGCCTCGCACACCAAGCCCCGCTTCTCCAACTCCATCTCGTACTGCCTGCGGGGAAGAACGCCTGACCCCAACTCCCGCAAGCGAGCACCGTGCGCGTCGATAATGAAGTCCTGGAAATGCTTGTTGCGCATCTTCAGTTCCACTTCGTCGCCCCACTTGCTGGCCGTGCAGTTTGTCAGATACAGCATGTCGTAGCAAATTTTGAAATTGCCAAACTCGTGCGGGGGAGGCACCGCGTAGAACGTCACCGCACCGACGTTAAAGCCAGGGTCGTACACCATGTAGCGACACCAATCCATCGGCGGCTCGCCCCCGGATTCCGTCAGGACCTTCTGCACCTTGGCCCGCATCTGGCGACCGTTCCGCTCATGCTCCTGCTCGATGAACGTCAAGCGATTAATGGCGTCATGCACTTCCTTGCTGAACGTCGGGTACATGCGGGTCGAGTCGATAGTGAATTCCCCGAGCGCCCGCGCCCGATATACGTCCTCGCCCGCTGCCTTCCAAGCCTTCGCGTTGTGCTCCTTCGACTCCTCCGGGTAATAGGGGTTGTCGAACATTGTGGCCCGTAGGCAGATTGTCGTCGCGTTGGGATTCCCCTCCTCATCCTCGGCACGCTGCGCCATCTGGACCAAGTCTTCCGTCTTGTTGTGCGGCAACGCATTCCATCGAATCTTGCCCTTGCGATAAGCAGTGCGCCCCAGCGCCTCCACGTACCAGCCACCGGTTGCCACGTCCTCGTCAATCAGGAACAAGTCCGCCTGAAACCCCTGGGCCATCTCCGCTTCACCCTGGGAATTGAAGGCGTGTATTTCCCATCCCGTGTTGAGCGTGGCTAACGAAAAGACGTGATTCGCTCGCTTCTCCCAGGCGATCCCCTCGATGAATCGCTTCGGGATGAGCGGTGGCGAAGGACGGATTTCCTCCTCACGACCAGCGTCCCCAAACTTCCCCATCACCTCCTTGTCGGCAGCCCAAGGACGAAAGGTCCTCCACTCGCCCGTCTTCAAATCCTGGATGATGTTGAACGCCCCGTAACGAAACAGATAGCGATGAATCACGCGGCCAATGTGGCCCTCTCCATAGCCAAGACAAACCGCTACCCCATTCTTCGGATACTTGTTGTAGGGGTCCTGATTCGTCGCTGCCCGGGCAACCTCCACAAACGATGCGAGCGAGTTGTGAGTGACGATGTAGTCTTCGGTGATGTACGTGTGGTCGGGCGAGTCCACTGTGATGCAAACGCACTCTCCATTGCCCGCAGGACGAATGGAATGCAATATGCGTCCCGATGTCAGCTTGTGCTGGTATTTGTTACGGCGATCATTTTTCCTGTCCAAACCAAACACGCGAATCTCTCGCGGCAGGGACATTTGGACTACAGCCATGTTCAAGCAGCGGCTTTTTACGGAAGCATCTGGAAGGTCTGGAGACTTGACGACAAGAGGATTTCCCTTGACCTTCACCTTCTTCGTGATGAACGTCTCTTTCCACGAAATAGATGCTTTCCCCCCCAACGAACGAACCAAAGAAACCATGTCACGAGCCAAAGACGGAGAGCACGTGTAGAAAAACGGGACTCCATTTTTCGCACAATAGCCATCCGTATCCATCAATCCCTGCAGCAACGCAATCCTTGTTTCAACGCTATTCTGAAGGTAGCTCAACGGAATGAATTTTGACTCTGACTTGAGTCCCAGCAACTTAAGCTCTCGAAGACCCGCAAGAATCGGATTTCTTGGCACGCTTCCACGATTGATGCAGTACAAACTGGCCTTCCCGTTTTCCTGCCGGTGGCGACGAGTCATTGCCATTCCCGCTGGAAGCAAAGACTCGACGCGATCCGCGATTTCTACATCTTCCGTTGTGAAGGACGCAGTGTCATGCGAAATCGAGCCATCCCCAAGAAGCACTCCAAGAATGTAAGGATCGACTGGCACCTCGGATAATGGAAACTGCACAACTGCAGTAGGAATAATGGCCCTATCTCTTGGAACTGGGTTGTCACCGCCATGAACTCGAATCTCTTGAAGTGAATACACACCCCAGGATTCTTCCTTGTGGTACTTTCCTCGATACTTCTCCGATTTCTTAAGTTTGCACCTCCAATGGTGATTTTCAGCACAATTAGTGGAAGCTCCGTCATCAAACGTGAGCCTGAACAACGCCAGCCACCCCTGAGGATGAACTTGCGTCACATTGCATGGCTTTCCATCCCCACCAATAACCTGATCGCCTACTCGCAGTTCACCAAGCTTTCTCCAGCCCGCTGGAGTCAACACTGGGGTATCCACGTGGGCTGGACCACCGACCTGGTTGGCCTTTACGATGATGACTTCTTTGTTTGTCGCGGAATGAAAAGCCTGCTGGAACGGTAATGGATCGTACAGCTTGAGCGCCTCTAACTGACGCTCCTTGACGGCCGTCAAGAAATCCCGCATTTGACGACGATCATGCGGCGATAGCTTGCGAGTGCCATCGCTAGACCAAGAGCCTGAAACTACAGGCTTCGGCATCTCGTCAGGATGCAGCATCTTTGATCTTCGCGTCTTTTGCGTTCTGCTGCGCCCGGCGGAATGCCAGTCGCTCCAACTCCGCTTCCAGCTCCGCATCGGTCATGCGGTCCAGATCCATCGTTGCCTTGCCATCCTCCGAGACCTGCCGAGCCATGTCGGTGATCATCTTGAGAATGCGGAACCGATTCGCACTCCCCAGGGGAGTCCCGAGGTACTGAGCATAGAGATGCTTGGCGAAGCCCATTGGGCCATTGAAGATGGTCATGACATCCTGGTACAGAGCCGACACGTGCGGACACGGATCGTTCGATTGCTCCAGTTCCATTCCCAGGATGGCAATGCCGTGGGCCTCAAGCTGAGCCACCTTGTCGAGAATCTCTTGGCCCTCCTTGACGCGACGCTCCTCGGCGCGGCACGTCTTGCAGATGTTCGACCACCCCGAATCTCTGGAATTGTCCTTGTTCCAGTATTGGGTAGTCAGCGGAAAGATGCTGCTGCAGCGGCGGCAACGCTCCTCAAAGGTGCGCGCCACCACCCGAGACATTTCCTGCTCGTCCTCTAGGTGAGGCATCGACTTTTGGACCGTCTCAGGACTTACGTTTTCGTGCGCCCTTACGGCCTCGTCGTTGAGGTTCAACGGCAGACTCCTGGTACAACTCCCAAACGTCCGACTCAAAGGAGGTATCTTGCTCGCCGTAGCGCGTGCCCCGCTCCACGACGTTACGGAACGTCTTGGCGACATTCTCCAGCTTGTACATCTGGGGACGACCGCAGTTCCATGGCTTGTAGTGGCCGATCCACGAATCCCAGGCGCAACGGATCGGGTTGTACCCGAACTTCGCCTGACAAGCCAAACCCATGTCTCGCGTCGCCGCCACGTCTTCCGTGGAAGCCTTCTCGGCAGCGTAGCCGTCCTTCCATTCGTAGAAGAACCAGCCCTCCGTCAACTGCCTCTCGGCCTCGTCCACGGTAATCGCACCGCCGGCCAAATCCTGAAGCACTTCCCGGCGCGGACGACCGCAGGGCTCCACCAAATCGAAAATACGCATGTCGTACATGATCATGCCGGTAGGCAACGCAGCAACCTCGCCCACGCCCGTCATGGTCGCTGCCTGCGACCGCGTAAACTGCTCCAGTCGAATAATCACCTCGTCATCCCCCACACCACTCATGGTGGGTTCAAACTGGAAGACGTAGCAATTCTCGTGCGGCGGCGGCCCCACGTAGGGAGCGCCAATCACCAGCGGCCCCCTCTGGTAGTGCTGATGCAGGGTGTCAAAGGCCACGTCCCAGAATGGCTTGTGCCAAGACTCGCCCGCGTGACGGAACGGATCTTGGTCGCTATCGACCATCAAGAGCACATGGGCGCCGCACGCCCTGGCCTTCAAAACCGCACGATTCCGCGTCATCGTGATCGGCGTGTCGGCGATGTCCTCCGAGCGGATAAATCCCACTCGGTCATCTGCCTTGGCCTTCAGAACCGTCTCTGTTTCCCAACGACGCAAGGCCGGGATTTCCGATTGGAATCCTCCGTTGCCTGCGTAAGGGAAATGGACAATCAAGACATTCAGTTTGAGCGGGTCAGCCGCTCCCTTGCTGTTCGGTACTCGCTTCATAGTCCTGCTGCTGATAGGGGAAATCAATCGCAATCAAACGCATGGCGCGACGCGCCGTCTCGTGCATCCGGTCTGCCACTTCCAAGTCGTTCGAGGGATCGTCGCAATCGGCAAATCGAAACGAAGCCGTCGAACGATAGTCACAACCATCGGAAGATGTGAACACAATCGTGAACACCCACTTTCCGCTGGCCTCTTTCACGTCCCAGCGAAATCCGATGTTCGTCAATCCACGAGAAAGGCAGTCGTCCCGCAACTCATCCAGAATCATGGCATGAACTCCGCACGATGCCCTACGATGTCGAGGTACGTGCGTCCGCACGTCTTGCAACGCTGGGTGTGTATATCGTAGCGATGAATGCCCGTTTGGGTACACGGCACTGGCACGCCGTACATTCCCGCAGGAACCTGCGGAGTGGATGGCACCCTGATCGTCGTTACGGGAGGCTCCAGCGGTTTTGCGGGCGGGGGCTGGTCCGACTCAGCGTAGGGGATGGCGCCTTCGCACGCATCCCGCAGCTTCAGCAACGCATAGTCGGCAGCAGAGCCGCCGCCGCAATGGCTGATCGCCCATCCTGCAACCGCCCGCAATTCGCCCGCCGTGGTCATTTTTTCTTTTTGCCCTTCTTCAACTTCGCCACCAACTTGCGACCCATGGATTCTTCTTTCTCGTGCTTCTTCGACTCGCCCTTGCAATTTTTACCTGCCACGTACTTTCTCCTCATGGAAACAAAAAAAGGGCGACGACGACCTGCACAAGTCGCCGCCGCCCCACCCCTAACCCAGCAACGGGTTGTTGCCTGGTATGCGATTAGTAGATGATCTGAGCGTTGATGAGCAGGTCAGCCGCCGTCTCGCCCGTGGTGCGAGCACTCAGCGCCCGACCGACGTTGTAAAACGCAGCCTTGAACGCATCGAAGCCGTTCGAGGAATTCCCGGCAGTCGCGTTGGTGAACGTCACATTCGAGATGCGACCGCTCGTGCTATTGCCCGACGTGGCTCCGGTTGCGGCAATCAACTGGGCGCCAATCGAGATATCCCCGTTGAAATCCGCCCCAGCAGTCGGAGTCAGGATTTTCACCGGGCCTCGCACGATGCCCCAGAAGTAATACTTGTCCGCCACCCCGCTCGTGGCGAGATATTCGTCGATGACGACCAGCCCGTGGTCGGCCAACACCGTCGCGTACCCGTCCACTCGCTGCATGTCGGTAAAGCCACCAGCGCGTTTGAGGCGAGCCAGCCGCTTTCCGTAGAGGGTGATTCCGCTGTTGTTGAGCAACGGCACGCCCCACAACTGACGGCCCGTCCGACGCGGAGTCGTTCGGGCGGCACCCATGTTCTGATCGGAAATCAGGAACAACTTGCCCGCCCAATCGTAGTCGATGATGTTCCCGTCCGTGTCGGTACCCTTCTGCGTTTCGCCCAGCTCGAAGGGCAGCGGACTCGAAAGATTCATGGCGATACTCCTGTTCCCTGCGGTAAAGGCCCCTCAGGCGGCGTTGTTGGAAAGATTACGTCGGCACGCACCACTTGACGAAGTTGCGCGGGCTGGTGAATTTCATGTTCGACAGCGTGGACACCACCGCGTTGTAGGCCTGCGTGTGGATGTCGTACTCGGGACCTTCCGACTTCAGCAGGCTCTCATCGCAGCCGCGAAGCTCGATGTTCATGTAGTTGAAGCCGTAGCCCAGCGTTCCACTCAACGAGGAGTCGAACGTGAACTCCACGCCGTCCAGGGCGAACGTGTTCTTGAAGCCCAGGGATCGCAGCGAGTAGTCGCCGCCCGGATTGATGTTGATCTGCTCCTTGTTGTCCAGCAGGTTCAACGCCGTCATGTACGAATTCCGCGACAGCACCCCGGTCGTCATCTGCTCGTCCAAGGTCGCGTTCTTCTGGCACGTCACGATTCCAAATCGCAACGCTTCGATGAAGTCCGCGAATCCCGTGTAGGACGTGTGGACAATCAAGGGAGACCAGTAGTCGTACTCGGGGTCCCCGTCACCGTCCGGCCAGACCACGCTCGACTCCCAATCCCCGCCGACCGTTCCCAGAACCGTGGACAGCGTGGCGTAGGTGTCGTTCGGGTATCCCACCTTGTCGCCCGTGTTTGTCGCCCGCTGAGCACCCGTCGAAATGTTGACGGTGCCGTTGGTCGCGAACATGGACTCGAAGCCATGCCAATACTTTTCGTTCCCGCTGGCCGATCCGTCCGTGTAGACTTCCTTGCCGAGGACCTGTTTCATGGATCGCGTCAGGCGTTCGACGAATTGATCGAATACCTTGATGATGCCTTCCGGCCCGCGATTCTCCAGGAACTCTCGCTGGTACATCGCGTCCGTCGCCTGGTAGCCGCGATACTCCAGGGCGGCCGTCTTGTACAGATTGCGGCGTGCGAAATTCCGCTGCGTCTCGCCGGTGTTGCCTTCCACGTTGTGGATGCGGTACTGAACCGGCCAGTCGAAACCACGGCCACCATGATTGAAGGTGATCCGCCCCGACGCTTCGATCTGGGCCAAGGCCGGGAAGTTTCGCGTCGCTGCGTCTTCCAGCATCCGAATGTTTTCGGCCAACGTCGTAGCGGCACTGCGAGCAAAATCCGCCGGGCTGTAACCCTGGTATCCGGTAGGCATGGCTCAAAACTCCTTCCAGGTGGTCAGCCCCCTGGCGGGCTTAATTGGCTGCGGTTCCATTCAGCCGGTCCAGCAACGCTTGGCCCGGTGAGACGTTTCGATTCTGGGGCCGACTTTCCGGGTTCGGCGTTCCACGCTGCGGCAATCCCGTGGCACCTGCCTTGCGGGCAATCTCGCGCCGCACCTCCTCACGCTTCGGAGCAATCGCCGCCGACGTGGAGGGTGGATGCTTCGCATTGGCAATCGCCGTCGCATACTTCAACTGCGCATCTCGCGTCGGGATGCCCAGCCGTTGAGCCTCCTCCAACGCATCCGAGACCGCTTGTCCATACGGCGTGTACTTTTCCTGATTCAGCTTGTTGGTGATCGGGTCCCGGACGAACAGCCGGTCCTGATTCTCCGTCAAGAACTGATTGATGATCCGCTGCTCGCCGGTGACATCCAGGCGCTGGGGAAGCTCCTGCAAGGGAACCCCCAACACTTCACTCAAGTATTCTTCAATCTCGGCGCGAATCGGCTCCTTGAGAGCCTGACGCGGACGATAGATCAAATCGTTCGACCAGGATTCAGCCGTCGTCAGATAGCGTTCGTATTCCGCTCGCACCGAGGCCGGAGCTTCCGGGGACCACTGTTCCTGGCCGTCTGGCCCCACGGTGCGGTACTTCCGCAAAATTTGGGGGTCAATCGTGGGATACTCGGGCCACACCGACTTTGCGGCAGGAGCGGCCGGTTTCTCGGGCTCCTTCGTCTGCCGCAGTTTGTCGAGGTATTCGCGGCCGTAGCTGGCGAACGTCTCCGCTTCCTTCAGCCGGCGCTCGCGCTCTTCCAAGTCTTGCTTCTGCTGACGAAAAGCTTCCAGCACGCGATCCCGCGCTGCCTGCTCATCATCTACATCGGCGAAGCCAAGTTCCTTGACGGTCGTCAGGAAATCGGGCTTGCCATCCGTCGTCGCGTCAGAACCACCACCCGAGGACGCCTCAGGAACGTCCCCGAGTGATGGCGGCTCTGGCGTAACGTCAGCCGTGGAGGCTGAACCGACTTGGGACTCCCCGAGGGAAGCTACCAGCTTTTCGCCTGCCGTTTGTTCGACAGGCGCTTCCGCTGGCGTCTCTACTTCCGGGGATGCTGTTTTCTTTGCCATGAATCTCGACCGTTGCCGTGGGGTAGGTGATGTTGCCACCACCTTGCAGCAAAGGTACGATGATTCGCAACCCTAAAAGCTTCCCAGCAAAACCCTTGCAACGAAATGGTTATCTATGGGCGCAGATGCGTCAGGCGAACGTCCTTGGTTCCTGCACGAAAAGCGCATCTCTCTCCGCCAAGCACGACGCCTCTTTGCGTCGTTGCCGACTCTTTCCACGCTGAATCGGTGGAGAACGGTTGGCGTTCTTACGCAGGGCGAGTGGATTAAGCTGGAGACGTTTTTGGAAGGCTGGTCGCGCATGACCACCGAAGAAGCCGTCGCCAGGTTTCTGAGTGCTACTAATCCACCCCACTCGCGCCAAAGGCAGCGCGGGCCACGTCCCAAACCCAAGAAATGAATCAGCCCACCACCTGCACCTCACGCTTCTGCTTCAACAACAAACGCTACTCCCTAGAACACTACTCCGATGCCGTCTCGCAGCAGGTCGTCCGCGAAGTGATGGACGGCACGTCGTATCCCATCTACCCCTTTCCCAAGGGACGAATTCGCAAGATCCTGGACCTCGGCGCCCACATCGGGGCAGCGACCCTTTACTTCCACTGCCACTACCCGAGCGCCCAAATCACGTCCCTAGAGCCGCATCCTGCGTACGCCAAAATCCTCCGCAGGAATCTCGCGGCCAACCAAGTCCAAGCGGAATTCCTTGAAGCCGCTTACGCGATTCGCAAGCGCAAGGTCTTTGTTGCGAACGGAAAGCACGGTCCGTGCAGCAGTTACGTCACATCGGTCCACGTCCGTCGAGCCATTCAAGTTCCAACTATCCACCCAACAGCGCTGGATCTGCAAACTTACGACCTCGTCAAGATTGACATCGAAGGCGACGAAGACGCGATCTTCTCCCATCTTCCCCACAAGCCCTGGGGGAACGTCGCCATGATTTACGTCGAATATCACCAAGCGAACACACGCCACGTCATCGACGACGCCCTGCGATCCACCCACGTCCTCGCCCACGCCAGAATCTACCACCCATCTACCGGCGAACTTGCTTACGTCCTCAAGAGTTACGTCGAATGAAAGCCGAATGAAAAAGTACGATTGACCGCACATCCAAAGACGCTACAATGGCGGCATGAGCGGTTTTGATCTCGGGGCCAACGTGTATGAAAAAGTTTACCCACGGCCATGGGTTGGAGGCGTGGTGAATTGGGCAGCGAGAGAGCTGGCTTTTTTCTACGTCGAATCCATCGTCAATGGCGGCATCATGGCGATCAACTCCACGATAGAGGCAGCAAACTACCAGGATATTCAACACACCCCCTGAAAGATGAGTTTCGGATGTGTCATCTTTCGAGGGGGTGGGTTCTAAGAACAATGGCTCCAAAACGAGACCTGCTAGGGCATATTGTCAAAGCTCCCTTGGTATTTGCTGGGGACAGGTCGCACGAACGACTGGTGCTCGCTGTTCGCCATGAACCGAGACGTCTCATCCTAAATTTTGTCTGGGATGGAATTGACGATGTTGTTTACGACAATGTTTGGCTACCCGTCCAAAGGGTTCTTCAACGTGAAATTCAAAAAAGAATCTGCTCGTCGGAAAATCCGTCGCTGATGACGTGTGGGACATCCCGCGTGACGTAATGTGGGGCGACGTTTTGAAACTCTCGCGTGGAAGCGTAGTTATTTCTGCTGTAAGGGACGGTGTGT